AGAAAGCTGATATTGCAAATCGCTACGTCAATAAAGGGTACGATATTACTCTTGACTTTAGCGTAGATACCGACGACTATACTATTGCTGTAACTCGTCGTGGTAATATCAAGTGCAAACTCACGAAGAACGGAGAGGATATTTCTAGCCACACTGCTATCAATACCTACAAAACTTTGGGAGAGATTCTGGGTATTGATTTTAAAACTTTTACACAGCTTGTGTATCAGAATACAAACACTAGTTTACAGTTTCTGACTGCTACCGATACTAATCGCAAAAAGTTTCTGATTGATCTTCTGAAACTTGATGGGTACGTTGAACTCTTTGAAATGTTCAAAGAAGCAGTAAAGAACACTACCAGTGAGCTTTCTTCTCTGGAAGGGAAAATCAGTACTGTTCAAAAGTGGTTGTCAAACAATAAATTGGAGACTACTACTCTATATGAGAAGCTAAATCTTCCAAAAATCTCGGAAAATGACGAACAATCTTTACGTTCGTTACAATTAGAAATTGAAAATATCTCTGAGAAAAATCGAAAAATAAATACTAATAATCAACTTAAACAGCAGTTAAAATCAATTGATTTGGAACATTACCAAAAAATTGTAGAAGAACTTCAATCTGAAAAGGATTTGAGCACGCATCAAGTAGCCATTGGAACCTGGAAGTCTGAAGAAAACAGATTTAAGGCTGAGATGGCAAAATACAAGAAGCTGCTCGATATTCCTAATGCTATCTGCCCTACTTGTGAGCAGCCTATTACCGAAGTCAAAGTTCTTGAAGAACATGATAAATGGGCAGTTAAATGTTTAGAAGCTATACAGAATCTAAAGAAGCACGAGGAGGAGTTAGAGGTTCTAAAAAATGAAAATGCGTTATATCGGGAAGCAACCCAAAAAATTGCAGAATGGGAAAATCTCTACAGAAGTGTTGACTCTGGACTCCCATCAGCAGTACTTGACAAGCAAGAACTCGAAAACGAAGTGGCAGCGATTCGTAGTCGCATTCAAAAAGCGCGTTCAGAGCTTGAAGAAGTTATTGCTGAGAACGAGAAAAGAGAACGACATAACACCAAAGTAGGTATCATTCTAGAACAAACACAAGAGTTTGAAAACGAGCTAAAAGATCTGCAAACTTCTCTAAAAACCTTAGAGCAGGAAGCAAACGTTCTTGAAGTTCTCAAAAAAGCGTTTAGTACGAACGGACTTCTCGCGTATAAAATCGAGTCTCTTGTCAAAGAACTAGAAGAACTCACGAATGTATATTTGACTGAGTTTAGTGATGGTCGCTTTAGTATTAACTTTGTTGTAGAAAACGATAAGTTGAATGTAGAAGTAACCGATAATGGGAAGCCTATTGACATTCTTGCTCTTTCAAGCGGTGAGCTTGCTAGAGTAAACATTGCTACTCTTGTAGCAATTCGTAAGTTGATGACTTCCATTAGCCGCAGCCAGATTAATGTACTCTTTCTAGACGAAGTTAATCAGGCTCTTGATGAAATGGGCAAAGAAAAAGTTGTGGAGATTCTTCTTCAGGAGGACTCTCTGAATACTTATCTCGTTTCTCACGGCTGGACGCACCCGCTGCTAGAGAAGATTGAAATTATTAAAGAGGATAATATAAGTAGACTAAATGGTTAATTCAAGACAAAAAGGAAGGAAGGGAGAGCACCTAGTGCTTGATCTTCTAAACAGAGTAACGCAACGAACATTTGAACAAACACCAGGCTCCGGCTCTGGTAAAATTAAAGGAGATCTTTATCTACCTCACAAGAAAAATGTTTTCCTTATAGAAGTTAAATTTTATAAGGACGATGCTCTGACCTCTAAAATCTTTACCAGTAAGTCTAATCCATTCGTACAGTGGTGGTCGAAAACAGAAAAGCAGGCTCTAGAATCAACCCTAGAGCCTCTTCTCTTTTTCAAAGCAAATTACGGACAGATTTTTGTAGCAACACAAAGAAAGCCAGAAAAAATACCTTATTTTTATATTTCCTGGCTAAATGTTTATGTTTGTCTAGCTGAGCCCTGGCTAGAGAACGAGAAAGTGGAATGGAGTTATGGCAAAATCGTTTACCGACCTTGGGACACTCCCACAGACGACGAACTTACTGATAGTTGATGGTCTGAACCTGGCGTTTCGCTGGAAACATCAGAAGAAGGAGTTTTTCAAAGTTGAGTTTGTAAAAACAGTTGAAAGTCTAGCAAAGTCTTATAACTGTGGTAATATTGTAGTGCTTGGAGACGGGGGCAGTGAATACCGAAAGAATATTGACCCTGAATATAAAGCGCATCGAAAAGAAAAATACGCAGATCAAACTGAAGAAGAAAAAGCAGAGTTTCTTCAGTTTCTAAGTGAATTTGAAAAAGCACTCGATATGTGCAGGGAGAAAGACTACTCTGTGCTAAAGTACCAAGGAGTAGAGGCAGATGATATTGCTGCTGTGCTCTGTCTAAATAAAGAAGAACTTGGCTACGAAGAAATCTGGTTGATTAGTTCGGATAAAGACTGGGATCTTCTAGTAAGGGAGAACATTTCACGGTTCTCTACTGTGACACGAAAAGAAACAACGCTTGGCAATTGGGACGAACATTACGACTTTGATCCAGAATACTATCTAACATTTAAGTGTCTGACTGGAGATAAAGGTGATAACGTTCCTGGGATTGCAGGCATCGGCCCCAAACGAGCATCATCAATTATTCAAGAATACGGTGACGTCTTTGACATTATGTCATCGTTGCCTCTAGAAGGTCGACACAAATTCATTGAAAACTTAAATGAATTTGGCAAAGATAATCTAGAAAAGAATATTCTGCTTATGGATTTGAGTTATGATCCTGATGCTGCCGTTCTCGGCCATAGTGAAGAAATATTGGAAAAGGTAAAAAATGCTTAAACTTGACTATAGTAGAGATAGTTTACTCGACGAGTTTGCAATTGCAACTCTGCGAGATCGGTACATGGTAGAAGGAGAAACTTCTCCTCAAGAAGCGTTTGCTCGTGCTGCAATGGCTTTTGCAGATGATGAAGCTCATGCTCAGCGGTTGTATGATTATGCAAGCCAGCTTTGGTTTATGTTTTCTACTCCTGTACTTTCTAACGGTGGAACGCAACGCGGTCTGCCGATTAGTTGCTTTTTGAATTATGTGGACGACAGCCGAGAGGGTATCACCGAGCACTATGTAGAAAATGCCTACCTTTCTTCCTTTGGCGGAGGAATTGGAGGCACCTGGAGTGAAGTTCGTTCTCAAGGAACTAAGACTTCTAAAGGCTCTGAATCTACTGGTATCATTCCCTTCATTGGAGTTGTCGATAGAGAAATGCTAGCGTTTTCTCAGGGGGTCACGCGCAGAGGCAGCTACGCTGCATACTTGCGCATGGATCACCCCGAGATTGAAGAGTTTTTGGACGTTCGTAAACCTACAGGAGGTGATCATAATCGCAAGTCTACTAATCTTCATCACGGCGTGGTTATACCTGATCGCTTTATGGAACTTATTCACTCCGCAACTAGGATGGATAACTTTGATGATAGTTGGGATCTGGTCGATCCTCACACTAAACGAGTAGTAAAGACGGTAAGTGCTCGTGCGCTCTGGGTAAAACTTCTTCAGAATCGTATGGAGACTGGCGAACCTTACCTGATGTTTGAAGATGCAGTTCAATCTAATCTTCCCGAGTTTCAAAAGAAGCTGGGACTAAAAGTGCATCACTCGAATCTTTGTTCAGAAATTACACTTCCGACAAATGAAGAGCGTACAGCAGTATGCTGCCTATCGAGTGTAAACTTGGAATACTTTGACGAATGGAAAGATATTCCTTCGTTTATTCCTGATTTGGTTCGGATGCTTGATAATGTTCTTGAATACTTTATTGATAATGCTCCAGACTCGATGTACCGCTCTAAGTTTAGTGCTATGCGCGAGCGTTCAATTGGACTCGGTGCAATGGGCTTCCACGCATATCTTCAGCGTAATGACATTGCTTTCGAGAGCGTACCCGCTGCTGCTATGAACAATATTATGTTCAAGCATATTAAAGATGAGGCGGTAGAAACGACTCGCAAACTTGCTGTGGAAAGAGGCGCTTGCCCAGACGATTCGACTTGTACTGTGCGTAATGCTCATTTGCTTGCTATTGCTCCTAATGCAAGTAGCAGTATTATTTGTGGAAATACTTCTCCGAGTATTGAACCTTTCCGAGCAAATGCGTTTACTCAGAAAACTAAATCTGGATCTAATCTTCATAAAAATAAATTCTTGAAGAGAGTGCTAGAAAAACATGGAGAAGATAACGACACTATTTGGAGAAGTATCGTTACTAATAAAGGAAGCGTGCAGCATTTGTCATTCCTTTCAGAGCACGAGAAGAATGTTTTCAAAACTGCCGTAGAGATTAATCAGTCTTGGTTGATTGAGCACGCAGCAGATCGACAGCAATTTATTTGCCAGTCTCAAAGTCTAAACTTATTCTTCCCCCCGGATGTGAATAAGATTGACTTGCATAACATTCATATGCTAGCATGGGCTAAAAATCTCAAGACTCTATATTACCTACGAAGCGAAGCTATCTCCCGTGCAGATAATGTCTCTTCGCAAGCAAAGAGAGAAATTATCTTTGAACAACAGGAGTGTCTAAGCTGTGAAGGTTGATATTTACGGTAAAGAAAACTGTTCTTATTGCACCGCTGCCAAGAATTTGGCAGCGGCTCGCGGTCTAGAATATACTTATAAGCAACTTGAAGCGGATTATGGATGGGATATTTGGTTGAAACTGTTTCCCCATGCTAAATCGTTTCCTCAAATTGTAATTGATGGCGAAGCCATTGGTGGATTTGAAGATTTCAAATCCTTTCTGGAGAATCATTCGTGAGCCTTCTAGCCGAAAGAAACTATTACAAGCCTTTTGACTATCCGTGGGCGTTTGAAGGATATAAAAAGCAACAACAAATGCACTGGCTTCCTGAAGAAGTTCCGCTGCAAGATGATGTACGGGACTACAGAGAAAAACTGAGTCCTGAGAATCGTCGTCTGATTGATAATATTTTTCGCTTCTTTACTCAGGCAGACGTAGATGTTTGCTGTGGATATGCAAAACATTATTTGCCTACATTTAAAGCTCCCGAGCTGCGGATGATGCTAGCAAGTTTTGCTGCTATGGAAGCTGTTCATCAAGAGGCGTATTCTTTGCTTCTTGAAACTCTTGGCAAAGAAGCAGAAATGTACCAAGAGTTTATGAATATTCAAGAAATGGTAGAAAAGCACGAGTATCTTAGCAACTTTAGCATGAAAGATCCTCATAACATTGCCAAGACTCTAGCCGTATATTCTGGATTTACAGAAGGCGTACAGCTATTTAGTAGTTTTGCTATTTTGTTGAATTTTCCTCGACATAACCTAATGAAAGGCATGGGCCAAATTGTTACCTGGTCTATTCGTGACGAGTCTCTCCATGTAGAGTATGTGTCTAAAGTATTTAGGCAGTTTATTGCTGAGCATCCCGAGATTTGGACGGATGAACTCAAGTATGAAATTTACTGTGCAGCAGAGCGAGTTGTAGAACTAGAGGATAAATTTATTGATGTATGCTTCGATAAAGCAAATATTCCAGATCTTACTGCAACAGAAGTTAAAGAGTATATCCGATACATTGCCGACAGGAGACTGCTGGGACTAGGGATGAAGAATATTTTCCGCTCTACGGAAAATCCCCTTCCTTGGATTGACTATCAACTTAATGCTGTTGAACACACTAACTTCTTTGAAAATCGTGCTACTGAATATGCAAAGGCAAGCACACAAGGAAACTGGCAGGATATTTTTAAATGAGTAAAATTACAGTGGATAATATAGACTATGACATTGCTAATCTTCAAGAAGAAGAAAAAGCAATTGTTACTGCAATTAATAAATGCGATGAAGAGCTAGAAAGGCTGAATCATATGTATGCTATTCTGAGCACAGCACGGCAAGCATATGTAAATGATCTTGGCTCGAGGTTAAGCAAAGAAGAGTTCAAATGAAAATTTTCATTGGGTACGAGAAAAAATACCCTGAAATGTTTGAAGTCTGTAGAGCCTCTATTCGTAAGTACAACTCCGATATAGAGATTATCCCTCTAATAAAAGAAGGGATTAAAGAGTACTCTCGTCCTTACGAGGGCGAGAGTACAGATTTTGCTTTTACTCGTTTTCTAGTACCGCACCTTTCTAACTATGAAGGTATCTCCATTTTTTGTGATGGAGATTTTTTATGGCGATGTAACCCTGAAGAATTACTCAATTATGTGCATCGTGGAAAAGCAGTATCTGTAGTTAAGCACCCTATTTTAGTTACTGAATTGCATAGAAAGATGGATGATAAAACAAATCGTCCTTACCCTAAGAAGTACTGGTCATCTTTAATGGTATTTAATAACTCTTTTTGCAGAGATCTAACTCCAGAAGTTGTAAATACTGTAAAAGCAGGGTGGCTACATCGACTAAGTTGGGCTAACGGTATTTCCGAAATTCCCGCAACTTATAATTATTTAGTTGGATATTATGGGTTTGCTAATCCTAAAGTGGTGCACTTCACAGATGGTGGGCCTTGGCTAGATGAATATCGAAATGTACCTTTTGCCAATGAATGGTTAGAGTTATATGACACCTTATACAAATAAAAATATTATTCTAGTAGGCAACTCTGTTGAATTAATTGAATACGATTTTGGTAAGTTTATTGATAGCCATGATATTGTTATTCGACTAGGAAAAGGAGCAAATACTACAGGACATGAAGAACATATTGGGTCAAAACTTGATATATGGGCTACTGGGTTTTTAAGAGAGCCAATGCATAAACATAGGCTACTCAAAAATGTTCCTGTCTTACTAAATAGAAATAGAATGTCTATTCACGTTCCTAGAAAACATAAAATGTTGGGTAGAGACGTTACTGAAATGTTTTCCGACGAAGAAATTTTGGAATTCGACACAGAATTCAAAATGAATAGGAATAATCGAGAAAGACTTTCTAATGGATTGATTACAATTCTATACTTTACTAGAAAAGAGACTGATTGGAAAAGTTTTACAATTATTGGATTTGATTGTTTTTCTAAGTCTCTATCTTTTCAGGTAGGTAGAGCAAAACCCTTTAGCTGGCATCTACCTGCTAATACTGTGCCCGATCTTCCGCACAATGGAAAAAAAGAAAGAGAGATTATACTAGAAGAAGCTAATAAAT